AGACAGCCGAGAATTTGAGCCGCGTTAATGAAATCGCGCTTGAATACACCAACGGCAGGCTGCCGGAAGTTTACGCTTTGAATTACAATGCGATAGGAAAAGCCGCCAAGCAAGAACTGCGGGGCTTTTCCTTTTCGCTGGTTGACGCTCACACTGTCGAGAACTTGATCTTGCGGGGCGACCGCTCACTGCTGCCGCTGCGGAAGCTGAACAAGGCCAAGGATGTCCGGTGGAATATGAAAAAAATCAATTCCGAGGTTCTGCAAGGAATTTTGCAGGGCGAGAGCATTCCGAAGATCGCAAACCGCATTGCCAAGGTGCAGCAGATGAATATGCACGCAGCTGTTAGAACTGCACGGACGGCTGTCACCGGTGCAGAAAATAAAGGGCGTATGGATATGCTCGGCGAGATGGAAGCAAAGGGCGTGGTGGTTGATAAAATGTGGATTTCCACACACGACGGCAAAACAAGAGACTGGCACGCAGAACTTGACAGAAAGACGGTTGCAAAAGACAAGCCGTTCGTTAACTCCATTGGCTCCATAATGTACCCGGGTGACCCGGCTGCCGCACCGTCTAACACTTACAACTGCCGCTGCACACTCGGGTACAAAATTTTAGGATTCAAATCGTTAAGTGAGGTGAGCAAAAAGTGAGCATGAAAATAACAACAAAGGACAATACGAAAGAGTTTGAGCGGGCACTTCAAAATGCAATCGAGCGAGGACTGGAAGCTATCGGAATGGCTGCCGAAACTTACGCCAAGACGGATGGAGATATGCCTGTTGTGACTGGTTATGCCAGAAACAGCATTACTTATGCGTTGGCAGGGCAAGAACCTGGGACGAAGGAGTACAAGGCCGACAAAAAAGGACAATATGAAAAAGAGTTGCGCACCGGTAGTTACGAGGGCACTATGGACGGCAAAAAAGGAGACCTTTTTGTCGCTATCGGTTCGAATGTAGAATATTTCCCGTCTATCGAACTTGGAGGAACGAACAGAGTCGCTCACCATGTCTTGAAGCGGGCGGCTTCCGAACACGCAGACCGTTACAAGCAACTGCTTGAGGACAGCTTGCGCAACGCTTAATCATTAACTTTTGGTATAATCGTTGACAAAAAATTCTGCTTGCTGTATAATTAAAGCAAGAACAAAATCTAACGGCAAAGAAAAGCCGCCGAGGAAAAGGAGACAAGGTTCTATGGCATTGTGGCGAGACATCGCTGGGTATGATGGATTATACCAAGTTAGCAGCGATGGGCGAGTCAAGTCGCTTCCGCATTTCGTCAATAATGGCAGAGGTTGTTACCAAACAAAAGAAAAGATACTTAAACCCGGCAAAAGAGGCAGAAACAAGTGCATTTATAAATTTGTCGTTTTGTCAAATGGCAAAAACATAGAGCGCTTTTCTGTCCATCGTCTTGTGGCACAAGCGTTTTTGGAAAATCCAAACGGATTTGACGAGATAAACCATAAAGACAAAAACACGGAAAACAACAGAGTTGAAAATCTTGAATGGTGCGACCACGCATACAATGTGAATTATAGCAAGGCAAAGAAAGTGTTGCAGTTTGATTTTGACGGCACTTTGCTTGCTACTTATTCAAGTATTGTTGTTGCTGCTCAAATGACAGGTATCAGCCGGACAGCTATAAACAACAGCCTTTGCGGTTGGAGTAAAAGCGCCGGAGGATATATTTGGAAATACGAAACGGAGGAATGACTTATCGCGTTAACAAGAAAAATGCTCAAGGCAATGGGCATTGGCGAGGAACAAATCGACCAAATCATCGAAGCACACGCCGACACGGTGGACGCACTGAAAGAGGAGCGGGACACCTTGAAAGGCAAGGCGCAGGAATTGGCGAGTGTCCAAAAGGAATTGGACGAAACAAAAAAACAGCTTGAAGCAGCCGGGGACAACGACGGCTACAAGAAGCAATACGACGATCTAAAGCAAGAGTTTGACGAATTCAAACAGGCCGCAAGCGTTAAGGAAGCACACACGGCGAAGGCGACGGCTTACCGTAAAATGTTACAGGCCGCAGGAGTTTCCGAAAAACGAATTGACAGCGTGTTGAAAGTGTCGGACATTGACAGTATCGAACTTGACGCAAAAGGCCAAATCAAGGGTTCTGACAAGCTGACGGAAGCCGTCAAAACTGAATGGGCTGACTTTATCGTGTCCGATGGGCAGAGAGGTGCAAACACCTCAACGCCGCCAAGTAACCCGCAGAACAAGACAGTTTTTTCCACTGATGATATGAAAAAAATGTCCGCCGCCGAGATCAATGCCAACTGGGAGAATATCAAACAGTCGTTGAAATCGACAAACTAAACTTAAAAAGGAGCAAAAAAGATGGCTATTTCTTCTTTTATCCCGCAGATTTGGGACGCACGTCTGCTGAACGCGCTGGACAAAGCGCATGTGTTCGCAAATGTGGTCAATCGTGACTACGAAGGCGACATCAAGCAGCAGGGCGATACCGTTAAAATCAACACCATTGGTGCTGTGACCATTGGCGACTACACCAAGAACACCGATTTCACAAGTGGCCCGGAAACGCTGGCTACCACTGCGCAGAGTCTTACCATCGACCAGGCAAAGTATTTCAACTTCCAGGTTGACGATGTGGACGCTGCACAGGCTGCTGGTGATGTGATGGACAAGGCAATGGAGCGTGCAGCTTATGGCTTGAATGACGCCGCTGACGCTTACCTTGCTAAGCAGCTGGCTGATTCTATCACCGCTGGCAATGGCAACCTTGTCGCTACCGACGCTGTGGCGCTGACAGCTGCAAATGTTTACGAGAATGTCGTCAAAATGAAGCTGCTGCTTGACAAGGCTAATGTGCCAACTGTTGGCCGTTGGCTGGTAGCACCTCCCGAGATGATCGCTCTAATCTTGCAGGACGACCGCTTTGTTAAGACTGGCGGCTCTATGGCCGAGGATGTGCTGCAAAACGGTGTTGTTGCTCGTGCTGCTGGTTTTGATATTTATATGTCAAACAACTGCTCCAGCAAGACCGCAACCGGCACCACGACATTTACCGTAACCGCTGGCGACGAGGGCGCTTGCACCTATGCCGAGCAGATCGTGAGCACCGAGGCTTATCGCCCAGAGAAGCGCTTTGCTGACGCTGTGAAGGGTCTGCATGTATATGGCGCAAAGGTCGTTGACGCTAAGCGTCTGGCCGGTCTGAAGTGCACATTCTAAGCGGAACAAAACCGAATTAAGACCTAAGACAAGGAAGGCGGCGTGGTTATGCTGACAGAGATTTGTGCAAAACTGCACAACTACTTCTTAGTGCCGAACGGCATTCACAAGGGGGAGTTTACAATTGAAGGCGGCAAGATCACGCCGCTGGACTTTTTGCAGGAAGGGCAATACTTCCGCATCGTGGGGAGCGTCTTTAACGATGGCGTTCATAGGTATGCCGAGGCCGACTTGGATTTGACCGATGAGGCTTTCAGCGGGGCGATATGGGCACTGGCGATACCTCCTAAACTGGTGGACTTATCAAGGGAAATCAAGGCGTTTTGCGAGAGTGAGGCAGGAAAGCCCGGCGCGTTCGTGAGTGAAAGCTTCGGCGGATATTCTTATAGCCGAGGAACTGACACAAACGGCGCTGCGCTTGACTGGCCTGCCGTATTTCGTGCCCGCCTAAACGAATGGAGGAAGCTACAATGAGTCTTTTGGCGCAGGCAATGACAGAGTGCGTCTTCGTGCGAAAAATTGATAAACCGGACGGCGAGGGCGGATATACCACCAGCTGGGTGGAGGGTGCGCCGTTCAAGGCTGCAATTACCTTTGACAGTTCAATGGAAGCCCGCACGGCAGAGAAGGCAGGCGTTACAAGTCTGTACACCGTCACTGTTCCGATCGGCACGCGGATTGACTATTACGATGTGTTCAAGCGGCTGTCTGACGGTAAGGTGTTCCGTGTTACTTCTGATGGCGACGACAAAATGACGCCGAAGTCCGCCAGCTTCCAGGTGTTCCAAGTGACGGCGGAGGAGTTCGTGCCAAGCATTGGCGGTTAAAATAAGCCGTCAGTGGGCGAGAATGTAGACTTGTAGACGGCGTTGTAGTGGCACTTTGTAGTACGCCAAAAATGGCGCAGTTAAGCCAAAAACAAGGTACTTATTATATACTCACTACAAACACTACAAAGTTTTAGAGAGTAATATAAAGATGGGTTAATATATTGAAATATATTAAATATGAAACCTTGTTTTTGTTGTAGATTTTGTAGTTTTGTAGTGAAATCCAAAAGGGAGGGCAAAGCAAATGGCGCAGACCAAAGCGGCAGCAATCCAAGCGTTTTTTGAGCGCTTCCTGCCAGCGTATGAGGAGACAACAGTGCCGCAGGGAGCAGCGCTACCGTATCTGACTTACGCACTCGTGACGGACAGTTTCCACGCTGATGGAAGTGGTGATACCAGTATTTCCGTTTCACTGTGGTACAGGGGCACAACCTGGAAGCCGTGCAATGCAATGGCTGAAAAGATGAGCGAAACGCTTGGATTTGATGGCTTGGTCATTCCCGCCGCTGATGGATATATATGGCTGAAGCGTGGCACGCCGTTTGCACAGAACATGTCCGACCAGGACGACGACCAAATTCGGCGAAAGATAATCAATGTCACCGCCGAATATTTAACAAAAAATTAAGAAAGGATTTTTGAAAATGGGTAAATTCTCTGTTATTCCCGAAAGCACTTTTGACGATTTGCAGCTTGACGCTGGCGTCTTGCTGAAAAAATTCACACCGGGCACCACCACGGAACCGGCTGACGAGGACATTATTTGCGCCACTACTGGCGGAATTAACGCTACCTGCGTTCCGTCTTATTCCGACTTCGGCGAGGATGTGGACAACTGCCCGAACGGTATGAAAGAGTTGAAACACCTCGACAGCTGGGAGTGCAAGATGGCGTTCACCGCTTTGGGTACAAGTCCGGAAGCAATCCGACTCGCGCTTGGTTCTGCTGATGTTGACAAGGTTGACACAACGAAGATCACACCCCGGGCGGACATTGCACAGGCTGACTTTTCCGATCTTTGGTGGGTTGGTGACAAGGCCGATGGCGGCTTGGTCGCTATTCAGCTTAAGAATGCCTTGTCCACTGGCGGATTCTCTTTGCAGACCACAAAGAACGGCAAGGGGCAGATCTCTGTGGAGTTGACCGGCCATGTGTCTATCAACGATCAAAAGACCGTGCCGATGGTGTTTTATTCAACCGGTGCCAGCAAATCCGCCCAGAGCAAGGTTGCTGCGGTCAATAAATAAGGATTTTTGTTTAGGAGGTAAACAAATATGAAAATTTCCGAACTAACGACAGAGCGGGCAGCGGATGTCCTTTGCGAAGTCAGCATTTATGCGCTTAACATTTTGAGCGATAAGGAACTGCTGGCTTCTCTGCGTATGCAGCTGGAGGGCACGGACGGCGACCGCACCAAAGCGGAGATGATCGCTATTGCAAGCGAAAAAGTCGCCGAACTCATCCCGCTGCTGCTGAAAAAGCACAAAGATGATGTGTTCGGCATTGTCGCAGCTGTTAATGGTCTGACACTCGAACAGGTGCGGCAGCAGAAAATCATCAAGACAATGACCGCCGTTAAAGAGATGGCGCAAGACAAGGACTTGATTGATTTTTTCAAGTCGTGCGTGTCCACGGAAAAAGCGTAACAAGGGCGTTAATTGACGCTCCAAAACTGACAGTACAAGGGCTGGTTCTCGCTCTGCCGTTACTTATTGAGCGGCAGTCCGAAGAACTGGCCTTTCGTGTTTATGTGACTGATTGCGCAAAAATTTTGACCGAAAACACGGCAAAGTCGGCTGCTGGTGGATCTTATTTGACTAAATCGTATTTGGACATAATCAACCCGCCGCCGCCGGAGACACGCACACCCGAACAGGTGAAACAACAAATTCTCGGTAAGTTGAAAGACACGGCCGAAGAAGGGAGCAGTGACTAATGGATTTATTTGATCTGTTTGTCAAAATCGACGCTAACACAGACGGACTTGTGGCGGCGATAAACAAGGCAGACGCTGCGAGTAAAAGCATTGTTGGCAGTATGTCGTCTGCAGGTTCGTCTTCCGAGACGCTGACAAACAAAATGAAAGTCCTTTCAGCCCAGTATGACGCCGCCGTTGCAAATGTTGAAAAGCTCACAAAAGAGTTTAATCAATCGGTACAGCAGACAGGGGCAACTTCAAGCAGAACGCAGGAACTCGCCGACAAATTGAGCAAGGCGGAAGCTAATGCGTCCGGGCTTGCAAGCAAAATGTCGAAGCTGAAAAGCAACACAAGCGGCACTGGTAGCGCAGCTGGAGAGGCAGGAAACAGCTTTACAGAGTTTGGTGATAAAGTAGCCGCAGGCGTGAAAAATGTGGCAAAGGTGGCCGCTGTGGCCACGATTATCAAAGGCATTGCGAGCGCAACAAAAAAGGCCATTCAGGCCGTGGCGGAGTTGACACGGCAGTCAGTTGAAGCGTATGCGGAGTATGAGCAGCTTGTCGGAGGTGTTGAAACTCTATTCAAGTCTGCGTCACAAACAGTGCAGAATAATGCAGCAAATGCGTACAAGACCGCTGGAATGTCCGCCAATGAGTATATGGACACCGTGACCAGCTTTTCTGCGTCGTTGATAAATTCAATGACAAAGACTACGGAGAGCGCAACAACAAACACTTATAGCCAGGTGTCCAAGACGCTGGACGCTCAGTACGACAAAGCCAAAGAAAGCTACGACAAGCAGTACAACGCCGCCAAGTCTGCAATGGACAGAGAAATAGATGAATATCAAAAGGCGACCGAAAAGAAAATTAAACTTGTAAATCAAGAATATGAGGAGCGCTTAAAACTCATTGATGAGGAAGAATACAAACGCACCAAAAAACTTGACGAGCAAATCGAATCCATTAACAAAGAGGAAGAGGAGCAGCAGGCCGCCCGAAAAAAGCAGCAGCAGGAGGACAAAAAAGCCGAACTGCAAAGCAAGATTGACCACGCTAAGTCGTATGCTGATAAGCGGCAGGCCGAAAAGGACTACAACGACTATATTGCTGAAATCCAGGCGGACGCTCAAAGCGAAGCAAGAAAAAAGCGAATTGAGGATTTGCAAAATCAAAAGCAAGAGGTCAAAGACGCTGCTGATAAGAAGAGAGAAGCGGTACAGTCTGCACAATCCGCCGAGATCGCACAAATCAAGGAAGCTGAGCAAAAAAAGGTAGAAGAAATGCAGGCCGCCCGTGATCGTGATTTGGAAGCGCTGAAGTCATCCAACAACGCCAAGCTAAAAAGCTTAAAGGCTTATTACGACCAGCAAAAGGTTCTTGCAAAACAGGCTGCGGAGGAAACCGGAAATGCAGCGAAAGCGACGCCGGAGCAGTTAGAGGCCGCCGCCAAGTTGTCCGATATGGCATTGACGGATATGTCCGACAATGTGAACAAGCTTGGAACGAATATGGAAAGCTTGAAATACGCATATCAAGGATTCTCAAAACAGCAGTTTCAAATGCTGGATAATCTGCGACTTGGCTATGGCGGAACGAAGGAGGAAATGCAGCGGCTTCTATCCGACGCAGAAAAACTGACAGGGCAGAAGTACGACATTTCTTCGTTTTCTGACATAATCGAAGCAATCCACGCAATCCAAACAAATTTGGGAATTACCGGCACGACCGCCAAGGAGGCAACTACAACTATTCAAGGGTCGTTGAATATGACCAAGGCGGCGTGGCAAAATGTGCTCACCGGAATGGCTGATGACCAGCAGAACTTTGGGGCGTTGATCGACAACTTAGTCGAAAGCGCCGGGTACGCTTTGGAAAACATTTTGCCGCGTGTGCAGATTGCGTTGGAGGGTGTCGGAAAGCTGATAGAGGAACTTGCACCGGTCATTGCCGAGAAGCTACCGGGGCTTGTGACTGCTGTTATTCCGTCATTAACAAACGCCATCGTCGGAATTGTAGAAGCATTATCCACAGGAATTCAGGAGGCTTTGCCCACGCTTATGCCGGCGTTGGTGGAAGCAATTACGACAATATCGACCGGGCTTCTTGAACAACTGCCTACAATTTTACAAACCGGCCTTGACATTATCGTTGCGCTTGGTATGGGCATTGCACAGGCGCTGCCCGAACTCGTTCCCACGGTCGTTGATGTGATTTTGAAAATGTGCGAAATCTTAACAGACCCGGAGAACTTGATGAACTTGTTGGACGCGGCGCTGGAAATCATCGCAGCGTTGGCGGTTGGCATTATCAATTCAATTCCGAAGATAATGGAAACAGCGCCGACAATAATTTATAATCTCGTCAATGCAATAGTGCTTTTTCTGCCAAAAATTGTAGATCTCGGCATTAAGTTGATTATTCGTCTTGCGGCTGGAATTATCCAAGCGCTTCCGAAAATCGCAGCTGCTGCGCCTAAACTCGTCAGTCAGCTTATAGACTCGATAATTGAACATTTTAGCGAACTTTCGCAAATCGGTATTGACATCATCAACGAGGTTGTTGGTGGAATTTCAAGTGCAATAGACGGAGCCGCTGAATGGGGCGCTGACTTGGTGGACAACTTCTTGGACGGCGCTCGTGGTGCATTGCAGGATGTACGCGATACTTTCACGAAGATGGGCCAGGATATTAGAGACTTGATCGGCTTCTCCGAGCCGAAAAAAGGCCCGCTGTCCCGCTTCCATACCTTCGCCCCTGATATGATGGCACTGTTTGCAAAGGGCATTCGGGAAAATGAGAGCCTTGTGCTCGGGCAAATCAAGAAGTCTTTTGACTTTGGCGAGCAAACAATCAGCGCGGGTTACAATGTCAAAGGCTCCGGCGCTGGCGGAGTTGGTGGCGTTGGAAATGTCAATGTTACACTCGGAATTGACCCGAACGCCAGCTTGAACGCGCTCGCTCGTGCTCTGCTGCCGGTTCTTAAAGTTGTAGCGAAGGAGGTAGGCTGATAATGATTGCAATTAAAATCAACGGCGTCACCTATGAGAATGTGGGAACGATCAAGCCGTCGGTGGTGTATGAATATTATTACGATGTCGTCACGATGGACGGCCGCCGGCACCGGGACATTAAGGGCAAGCGCACCAACTACGATGTGACCTTTTTTAACAACGATTTCGTGGCGTACGACGCACTAAAAACGCTGCTAATGACCGCAGACAGTGTCTTGCTGGAGGTTCCGGACAGCAACAAAGGGACAAATACCGGTGAGTATTCCGTCACAGTGACCGGCGACGACATTAAGGGCGTGCTTTACGACGGCACATATTACAGCACGGCGCTGTCCGTCACATTTGAAAGGGTGACTTGCGATGAGTGAGAACAAATACGGCTATTTTAAGTATTCCGACTTCTCCGCAAGCGCCGCTAATGGGGCAACATTTGAGATACCGGATGTTACTTTGCAGCCTTTCTTTAACGACAACAGCGGAAACCTGCAAGCTGTGTTTACTGGCCGCTCCCAGGACTTCCTGTCCTTTGAGCCGCAGGGTTTTGATTTGAATAAGCACGTCCGTTTGCTTGACCCGAGCGCGCAGCAGTTCACGGATGGCGTCGTGTCGGCTTACAGGAGCGGCAGCAACGGACTTTTTGCTGATGTGGCGACAAACTCTCCGTTTAAGATTGAAATATCGCTAAAAGGCTTTTATTCGATGTCAGGGCTGACGATAAAATCACGGAATGTGATTAAGTCGCTGAAAATAGAAGCGTTTCTGGACAACGAGCCGGTGGCTTCGGGGCAGTTTGCTGGCAGCGAAAAAGAGGAGTTTTTCCCACTCGTGATAGATAATGCGAACAGCATTACGTTGACTGTTGAGCAGGTGGAGCCGCTGTCGTTTATCGGCATTTGGGGCATTCAGTTTGGGACGGCTCGAGAGTTTGGCGAAGAAAGCATTATATCTGCGTCGGTGTCAAAATTGTATTCGCTGACGGCGAAATCGCTGGAATACGATACGCTGGACTTGACAGTGCTTGACCCACAGCGTGGTGATTATCTTGTGCAAAACAAACAGACGATTGACTTCTGCATCGGAGAGAAGCAGATCGAACGCTTCTATGCAAATCAAGGTGCGGAAAACGGGGACAACACAACGACGATACAAGCGTATAATGTCGTGTCCGTGTTTGAAACGCAGACGCTTGGTGGTTTCTTCGGAGCCGACGCAAGTAGAGTTATCGAGTTGATTATAAAGCCTATCGGATATAATGTACTCGGAATGGATATAGCTAACGCTCCAACTATTGACGGATACCTGCCAATTTGCTCCATCAGGGAAGCGCTGCAATACATTGCGATTGGTTCCGGGTTGCGGTTTAGCAGCCAAGACGGGATTGACAACAACCGTTGCTTATTGGTAGAGCCTGTTCCGGCAGAGCCGGAGGAGACGGCGATAGAGTACACGGAGGCAAACATTGTCGGAACTCCAAAATACGACAAGACGGATTTGGTCAAGTCCGTCACACTGAAACTGCACAAGCTGTCGCAAGTCAAAGATACCGAGGAGTTGTACCACTGGTACATCGCCAAGAATAAAAAGGTAAAAATCACATTCAGCAGCCCGCACGCAAATCTAAAGGCGTATGAGGTGACCGGCAAGAATGTGGACGGCGATGACCTTGTTGCGGAAACGCCAAGCAAGAATGTAACCTTTGAAAAGAAAGAAGCAAATTATTGCGTCGTGGTGAACAAATCGAGTAACAAGATCGTCATTATCGGGAACAAATACGAAGATACCACGGTCGAGTACATTTCAAAAAGCGCAGAGTTGGCGGACAACGACGAGGCGAGCGAGGTAAGCTACGAGACCTATATTTGCACAGATGACCCGCAGTCAATCTGCGACGAACTGCTGGAGCAGAACAACCGGCGCACAAAAATTACATTCAGCACTCTTGACCGACCAAAAATCGGAAAGGCATACAACATTTTGGGCAATGTAATGGTGGTCACGAAGGTTACGGACACATTGACAGGCGTATATGAAGTGGAGGCGATATAATGGCATCCGGCAGAATTCTCGGCGAAATGTTGGAAGCGCAAGATTACAAGCTGTGGGTTGATTGGCGGTCTGTCGTTGACAATATGAGCAACAGTTCACTGGTAACGGCAGAAATGTACATCCAATACATAGGCAGCGGAACCGGTGCAGCTGGGCAATGGAATGGAGCGCCGATTTTGACTATCGACGGCAAGAAGCACGAAGCGACAGACACGGCGGTTGATACGAGCAGCGGGAAGCCGGTTCTGCTGTTCGGAGTGTACAACCAACTGGTGGAGCACGACCCGGACGGCTACAAGGCGGCAGAGATCAAGGGAGAAGTTGGCGGGGTGACCGGCACAACGCTCATTGGTGGCGGCAGGATCAACGGTATTGCTGCGATGGACAAAGCGGATGTTGCAAAGCCAGTTTTTCTTGGCAATTTGCAAATTTTAGCCGGATTTGATTATGCGAGAGTTTCGTTTCAAACTGGTACGAATATATCGCTGGTTGAATATTCACTGAATGGCGGCGATTTCGTTTCCACAAATTATTCCGGATCGGCAAACATTTTTTTCTACATTCGAGGTTTGCAAATTGATACAGTTTATTCGCTTGTGGTTCGGATCACCAAGGCGGAAAACGGAATGCAGGCGCTGTCATCGCAGGCGACATTCAAAACTTTGAAAGTCTATGTAAATGACTTCGTCCTTACGAAAGACTATATATCTGTCAATCTTGGCGAAACCGCAAAGTTGGTTGAGGGCGTGGACTACTTCCTGTATCCGGACAATGCAACGGATAAATCGTTGACCGTAAGCAACACAAACAGCAGCGTTTGCAGCGCTGAATACATTGACGGCGCTGTGCTGGTGCACGGTAAGGCAAAAGGCACGGCAGACCTGCGGCTGTCTGTAAACAGCACGCTGCCTATTTATGGAGTGCCGGAATTCCGGGTGCGTGTCAATGTCAAGGTTCAAGTAGAGGGCGTTCGCTTCAATATAAAGCAAACGACGCTGCGTGTTGGGGACACTTGGCAAGCAGACTATACCGTGCTGCCGATTGGCTGTGATGTCTACGATGTCGAGTTGCGGTCGTTTATGCCAAGCGTTGCAACTGTTGACGGATCTGTGGTGACAGCCGTTGCTGCTGGTGTGGCACAAATCGGCGTTATTGTGACAACAGACGAAAAGGAGTACACGGATGTTTGCGAAGTGACCGTTGTTGCAGCTGGGTCGCTCGAGGGCTACCAAAACTACTATGAGCCGGTAGACTTCTTAACTGAGAATGTGCTCAACGACATTTGGCGAAATGCGCAGATCATCAAAACGTTGTTTGATTTGCAGACCAAAGACAAGTACAAAATCGGGGCGCTAACAAAGCCGCCGCAGAGCACGGTTGACGGAGTTGTGCAGCCATACGGAGGGACGCAGCTGGCGGATGTAAAGGCTGTTCTTGACGGGGTCGAGGAAGATATGCAGGTGCTCAACTCTTCAAAGATTGAAAGCATATATTACATTACGAGCAGTTATCGCATTGACCCTTGGGGGATTGACAAGGCCGGAGTTTGGCGCTGGCTGCAAATCTTGGAAGACCTGTTTCAAATGCTGACAACTGATGTCGGCTTTTGGGGCTATTTGCAATGCACAGACGGAACGCCTACTGTCGACGGTAGAACATTGGCGGCTCGCGGAACTTCTGTTGCGGTTGACTTTGCGAGCGTTATGGGTTAAAATAAAAATATAAAGGAGGAAATCCGAAAATGGCATTATCACCTATCAAGTTGAATGTGAAAGCCCAACAGCTGGAAGCGTTGGCCAACATGCTGACAGGCGAGGACATCACTTTCGTGTTTGACGCCGGCGGAGCAATCAAGGACAGCGTTGAGTTTACTTTGGACAGCGCTCTTTCGGAGAGCAGCCAAAACCCTGTTGCGAATGCTGCGATCACTGAGGCAATCAATGACCAGTCGGCAAGGGTCGCCAAGCTGGAAGCGCACAAAGGCGTGTCTTATATGCAAGCGTGTTTGGCAAGCGACACGAAAATTACGAAAGAGGGCACAGACAAAAATCCAGTCATTTTGCCATTCGCTGGAACTACACGAAGCGACGGCTTGGGTCTTAGCCTTGGAAACAACGGCATTGTTATCGGTGCAGGCGTAAAAAAGGTGCGGGTGTCTGCACAGATGTATATGTGGAATTCGACAGCCTTGACTCTAAGTGAGATCGATATTGTTTTGCAAAACGCAGACGGTACTTGGTCGCGTTTCTGTCGATCAAGGAAAACGCGCAGCGGAGCATACGAAACGATTGCAACATCGCAAATCATCCTCCCGGTCACCGAAGGGCAGACTGTGCAAGCCGTTTATGTTGGAAAGCCGGACACGACAATTGTTGCTTACAAAGACAGCACGCTGTTGTTCGTCGAAGTCGTAGAATGGGAGGACGCAAAATGAATGTATATCTAAAAGACAGCGTATTCACCACCAGGATCGACACAAGCGAGAATTGGGCGGCTGCCAACCCTGTGTTGTATAAAGGCGAACGAGGCATTGACAGCACCGAGGGCAAGGAAAAGGTTGGCGACGGCGTGACTGCGTGGAACGATCTGCCGTGGTTTGGCAGTGGCGGGTCTGCCCCTGCTGCCGAGGTTTGGGAGCCCGTGTTCACAAAGACTTTTGACGCTGATGTCACAGCAAATCAAACTTGGAAGCTTGCCAAGCCTTGCCGAAAGATTAGATTGCGTATGGCTGTGGCTGGGAGTGCTTCCAACTCTGCCGCTAGCGACCAATCCGTGTACATCAATTCATACACAAGCAAGTGCATGTTGCCCAACGTTTTCCGGTTCGAGGCGGCCACGACAAAAGGCTCTTTCGTTGTTGCTGAAGCGGAGATTACCGAGAATATGGTGCGAGTGCAAGCAAATAAAGGCAACATTTCAAGCAACTTCAACGCTGCCAATGCAATGAATGGGCAGACGATATGGAACGACAGCGGGATAACATTCAATATCTTTCGGGATGTCGAGGCTCACGGTGCGATCAAAGCCCTGTCGTTTCCGACAAATGGAAAGACCATCGGCGCCGGAACGCAAATCGAGATTTTGGGGGTGGCAAAATGAATGTAGAGACCGAAAGCCGTATTGCATTCCTTAAGGCGGAACTGGCCGATACGGATTATCTGTGTCTTAAATTTACGGACGGAGCGCTGTCCGAGGAGGAATATGCACCAATCCGCCAAAAGCGGGCAGAATACCGGGCAGAAATCAACAAACTGCAAGAGAGCAGTGAAAATTAAGAAAGGCGGTAACAAAAATGAAAGTAAGCAAGGAAACAATCGTAAGAACTGTGGTGCTGTTCGTGGCACTGCTGAACACCGTGCTGAATGCCTGCGGCAAGAACCCGCTGCCGTTCAGCGACGACGAGGTCTACACCGGAGTGTCTGCCGTTGTGGCTACCGTTGCAGCAGTGTGGGCTTGGTGGAAAAACAACAGTTTTACGGCTGCGGCTGTCAAGGCTGATGAGGTCTTGAAGATTGAAAAAGCCGAGGGCGGAACCGAAGACGAGGGGGAGCAGTGATGGGTACACTTCTTTATTATTGCAGACAGACCACCGAGGCCTGCAAGGGCATTCCGTACGCAAGCAAGAGCCATCCTTACCGTTACGGCACCAGCGGCTGCATTTACACCAGCGGCTGCGGGGTGTGCTCCAGTTTGATGGTTTTGCGCAACTTTGGCGTGGTTCCTGCCACGATGAATACAAAGAAGTGGGCGGCCGAATGTGTCAAGATGGGCGCGAGAGCGGCAGAGGGCACAAATATGGCGAAGATTGCCGAGCACTTCAAAAAGTTTTACGGCATTACGACAAAACAGACCAAGAGCACCGAAACGCTGAAAAAGCACCTGAGAAACGGCGGGCGCGCCATTATCTGCGTGACAGGCGGCGGTAAGCGGCTGTTCAGCAATAGCGGTCATTATATCTATGTCGGCGGCATTGACAAGTCCGGAAACTTGATCATTCTCGACCCGTACTGGTACGACGGCAAATTCACTTTGACAGCACGACGAAAGGCTTACACGAAGGTCAAGAACGACCGAGAAGTCTATGTGCAGCCGTCAGCGCTTGCGGCAGACATTGGAAGCATTTGGCTGTTCACAGCACCGAAAGGCGTTAAACCGCTGTGCAGCGTAAACGATGTAAACCACAAGAAGCCGAAGCCGGTGGCTCCGGTGGTTCACCTTGGCCAGCACATTTTGACCGCCGTTCGTGGAGTTTACAAAGGTTGCGGCGCAGATACCGGGCGCAAAAAGGTCAGCGACTTGTCAGAGGACGGACAGAAGCACGCTACAACAGCCAAGAGGTCCGCATTTGCGTTTTTGAAAAAAGGGACGATAGTTTCCTTGCTTGAAGTCAAAAAGGCGAAATCGGGCAACCTGTGGGCTAAAATACCCAGCGGTTGGATTTGCATTTGGGAAAAATCTGACAACACCCTGTTCGTTAAGTAAGCAAAGGGGGGCAGGTTGTGGGAATGAATAAGGACGACCTTGAAGCAATGCGGTCAGAATTTGACGACAGATATGTGCGGCGGGCGACCTGCGACGAAAGGCACAGAGCAGTCAGCAATAAATTTGCGAATGATGACAAGCGCATTGAATTGCTGCTCCAGCGGCTTGCTTCGTATGATAAGCTGCTATGGATAATCACCACCAGCGTCGTCGGAACGCTCGTGACATCGGTGGTATCTATTATTATACACGGATAAGGGAGGAATTGCGATGGACAACAACAAACAGTGCGACGGCTGCCAAGGAGCGGCAAATGTGCCTTACGCAGCATTCGAGGCAGTGTCTGCCAGGGCGGAGCGGAACATTCGGCGGCTGGCTTTGATTATCGTTTTTTTGATCCTTGCGCTAATCGGTTCAAACATTGCTTGGCTGTGCTATGAGAGCCAGTTTGACGATGTGACGACTGACCAAACCGTAACGCAAGACACGGAAGGCGGCGGCGATAACAATTTTGTGGGTGGTGATCTCGTTGGCACGACAAACGGTTAGAACTGTAACGCACAAAAGAGTGCGCAGAACCGGCGGAAATTCCGGCTACAAAAAGTGCCCGACTTGCAAAGGCAGCGGGCGGGTGAAGTCAAGATGAGGTGGAGCAGATGAGGGCGGACGATGTGGCAGACCTGTCAAGGGAACAGTGGGAGCACTTGATAGAGCAGTACATTTTCAACGAGCAACACCGCCGGATATTCAAGCGCAGGTGGCTTGATGGTGTTTGTTTTGAGCCGCTGGCGGAGGAGTTTGACATTTCCGTCCGGCACGCGCAGAACATCGTCTACAAGTGCGAAAAGAAGATTTTGCGCCACATTTGACCGCCAGCCGTTGACAAGATCGCTGCAATCTGCTATAATGACATTGTTGGTAGAACGGCCACCCGAAGCGCCGTATTTCTCCCAGGCCGAGCATTTGCTCTACGCCAACCAGGGAGCGGGTAACTATCAACAAGGCGGACGGCAATCCGCCGAGCATATTCTTTTCTCCTTTCAAGCAAGAATGTGACGAGCAAGGGAACACCTGGCCATACGGCTGGGTGTTTTCTTTATGCCAAAAAAGCCACCGCTGGGACACTTGCCGTGGATCACTGGCAGAGGTGCGGGTGGCCTAATCACTTTTATTTTACAACGAGATTTTTGGAAAGTCAAAAAAAATATAGAAAAAGTATTGAAAAAGTATAAAAAAAGTATTGACTTTTGCTGCGCGTTGTGGTAATATATAGTCACAGGGGCGGGGGAAAGGAACCCCGACCGAAGTTGAAAGGAGAACAACACAATGGAAAAGATTTACAGATTTTACAACGACACAAAAACAACGTCCAGCATTTTAGAATTGATCGATATTGACATTGCAACAGGGAAAGTCAAAGGTCGTGACATTTATACTGGTAGAAGGGTAACGGTTAAAAGAAGTAATGTTCTTGATCGAGCATATTTAACTGAATATGAAGCGGCAAGAAGATTAAAAAAGGCATAAATCAAAAAAAGTGCTTTATCGAAAGGAGAACAAAAAATGACAGATAGTGAAAGAGTTGTAGCAATTAGACAAGCGCTGAAAGAACACGGATACAACAACCGAAAGGTTGGCGTTCGGTATGATGGATATGCCATTTGGCTGACAATCAAAGATTTGGCCATTGACATCAAAGAAATTGAGCAACTCGCAAAAGGCTATGAAAGCTACGAGCGAGACGAGTTCACCGGCGAGATCTTAAGCGGCGGAAACACTTTTGTGTTTGTTAATTACGCTTACGGCTTAACGGCTTAAATGCTTCTGCTGGGGTTGAGCACATCAGCCCCAGCCCACATAATAAGCTGGCGAGCTGAAACGCGGAAGGAGAAAGTTATGAACGCATACATCGTGAGAACCGCAAAAGACAAGAAAGAGATCAAACGCTTCGACACATTGAAGGACGCTTTTGAAGCTATCGAGCGCTACGAGGAGCGGGACGAAAAGGCTGGAACATTCACCAAGTGGGCTTATGAAGTCGCCTATGAGGGCACCTGGTATAGTGTGGCTGACATCGACATTCGAAAGAACGGCGAGACCGGCGACGAGGAGCTGCTTTGGATTGGAGACAACGAACAGGAGGCGCTGGAGGCATTTGAGCGGCTGTGCTGGGAGAACCGTCACAATATGAAGAACCGCCGCATTGAACTTCGCAAGATGGATTACGACCCGAGAGACCCGGAACGCTGCATTGAGGGCTACGACGACTTGAAGAAGATGGAGGGCTAATGCGATGGACATTCACCAGACAATCTACTGGCACCTTGGCGGCTATTCGACAAAGCTGTTCGGCAAAAACAAGCGTGTGCTGCCGGAGTACAGCCGTTATATGGCGGTGCTGCTGCAACACTTGTTAGACGGAGAGCGGCATTTCTACATTTGCCGCCGACACGGAGAGAGCCGAACAGAGTTGGCATTTTTGAATGCGTTACATATTAAGGGCGCGTCTGATTTCACGCCGGACAGAATTTGGTTAAAGCTGGATGGCAGGCGGAAAGAAGTCAAGCGGCTGATTGAACTTGCGGAACACTTGGAAAGGGAGGCAAAAGAGCGATGAGAAATACAATATCCGCCGTGCTGCGGTGGCTTGGCTGTGTGGTGGCCTGTGTGGGTTTCTGCTTGGTTTCAGAGCGTTTTTGGTGGTTGCCCATACCAGTTATATGCCTTGGCGGCTTAACCGTCTTAGCGGGCGTTATGCTGGCTGTGGATGAGAAGAAGGACGATGGACGAAAAAAAGACGACCAGCAGCAGCCAGTCGCCCGGATTACAGACTTTCAGCAGACCTATTTGCTTGCTTGCTCGCTTGGCAAGGACGAGGACGGCTCCAATGCGTCAAGCCGGAGCATTGCGGAGTGATAGAGTGCTGGAGAGATCACCTGGAGCGTGTCCATTAATTCATCCATAAGGTCGAGCACCTGGCAGGTGTCTAAGCCGTCAGCTGCCGCCAAGAAGTCGCTGGAGCCGTCAGTGCTCACAGGCTTGGTGGACTTGCTGGCGCCGCTGGTAAGATGGTCACGGACGATGTATAGCCACGCAAGGCGCTCAACTGTCGCCCAAGTCGTGTCGTGGTTGCGCTCCAAGTCGAGTATATCTTGATTGAGTATATCCAATGAAATCATAGTTTTTCCTTTCATATAGAGGGGGTGAGAAAATGAACAAAGAGGTTGTGTTCGTGTACACTTTCTCCGACGGGTATCGTTGCTGGTGTGCTGGGTTCGATAAAGTCGAATTACAACACGCAGAAGCAAAACACGGCAAGCTGGTCAATGTGCAGCGAGAATATTGAGAACAAGGGCAGAGCGAAGGCTCCGCCCTTTTCTTTTAATCCGTCACAATTCCGTAATGCGGAGAATATCTTTCAAGCAATCTGTCTTGCTCTGCGCAGATCGCAGAAAGATCGTAATCTAAGCACTCCAGCGTGATCTGTTGTCTTTCGACGCGCTCCAGTTCGCAAGCTACCGACTCAACAAGTCGCTTGACTTCGCAAGCCGCAGCAACCTCGCCAAGTTCGTGCAATTCGACGTATGCCTGTTCGTACAGCTTCTTGGTTTCGGTTTCCCAAGAGTGCCACCGCGAGAATGCGTCGCGTACTGCTTTGCGTTTGGTTCCAGCGTCCACCTGCTGGCGGGTGTACTTCCGCCACGCTTCCGGGATGATCTCCGGGTCTTTGGATTCTGCTTCCGGCAGCAGCTGGTTGAAGCGTGAGACGAAATACAAGGCGGTCTTTTGATGTTCGAAAAATTCGGACATCGCTTGGCATTCCTGCTGTCGTTGATAGCCGCACAAATTCAAAAAGCCAAAATATTCAGCCAGTTGGCTGTGCAGCATTACTCCCTCGATTTGGTGGGCGTTGATACGCCCGAAAATTTCACTTGCAGTCATAGGCGACCGCCTTTACAGCTTCTCGACTGTCACGGACAAGTTGTTGACGACGGCAGTCGCACCGCCCAGCACAAAGGACAGGATTGAACTGTCACAGCCGCAGGCATTGCGGATAATGGCGCTCACTGTCAGCGTGACGGTTTCATTCACTGCCGCTGTGGTAGCGCTTGCAGTTGCACCGATCACGGCAACGCCGTCCTTTTGGGCGGTCAAAGAAACAGTGCCAGCAGCAGCAGGCGTAACGGTTGCCACGGCGGTCACTTTATAATAGCCGCTGCCGCAGAGCGTGATTGTGTTGCCGTCCTGTCGGATGTTGCAGCCAAAGCGGCGGGAAGTCACGCCAACAGGAATAACGCTGCCAGCGGTGATGGTGGGTTCAGTGGTGTTGGTTACATAAATTGCAGATTTTGACATTTTAGTTTTTCCTTTCGTAAAAGATTAGCGGGAGCAGCTACTGCCGCCCCCGCCGGTTGAAATCCTCGCCGTGGTGGCGTGTGTGGTTAGATGTTGCAGCAGCTGTTGCAGCCGCAGAACGGAGACGGGCCAGCATTGTATGCGTAACTCGTCGGGTAGCGAACAACGCCGCAGAAACGGCTGTCCATTTCAAGGCTTGTCACCTTGTCACGCAAAGCCTGAATCTCGTTCGTCTGAATAAGCTGCCGGGTGGCTTCGCCCTCCGCGTGAATGGCCGTGGTGATGTCGCAAGCGTTCTGATTCATCTGTGCAGACAGATTGGCCGTCGCAAGCTGGTTCTTGCAGCAGCAGTCTGCCAGCTGGTTTTGAATTGCTCGACCCTCGGTCAAAATGCTGTTGTTCAGCGCAAAGGTGCTGTCGCAAAGGCCATTGCCGATGTTGGTCAGCCGGTCGTTGATCTGGCCGAACTGCTGGCCGAACAGGATCTCCTGCTGGCTTGCAGCGGTTGCATACTGGCCGAATTCACCCTGCCGATTCCAGCCGTTGCCGTTGAAGCCCCAAAACAGGAATAGCAGGATTACCCACCAAGCGCCGTTGCCGCCAAATGCGCCATTGTCGTCACCTACGGCTGCCCGCAGGTCGGAAAGTGAATAGTTATCCATTTCGTTTTTTGTCCTTTCGTTAGATTTTTATAAACAAGGCTGCGCGCCGCCTTATTTAAGCATTGATTGGATTTGCTCCGCTTGTGCTTTCAACTGCTGAAATTGCTGTTGACTCATCTGCCCGGAGTTGAGCAAGTTTTGCACTATTGCCTGCGGGTCTTTCCCGCCAAGGGCTTTTCGGAATTCCGCCAGCTGCTGCAAGAAATTCCCGCCATTATTTGGTGGCAGGTTCTGCGGCTGTTGCCCGCTGTTTGGCTTTCGCATTGCGTCCAGTATCGGATTGCGCATTGATGATCTCCTCCAATCTCGCTATGCGCTGTTCAAGGTCTGCGTTGGTAGGCTGTTGTGCCTGTTCGTGTGGAATAATGTTGAATGCCGACACCGTCTTATATCCTGCGCCGTCGGTCTTCACAAGCCATACAAGTGGCTGGCTTTCGTCAAGCAACAAGGCGCTGCTGTTCGGTGCCAGCGGGTATGCCTGCGCTCCGTTCTCTCCGTTAACAGTGACTACATCACAACGCTGTTGCATTGCTTGGTTCTGTTGCATTGCCGCCAGCCTGTCTGCGTATGGATTTCCGTATGGCTGCACGCCCTGCATATAGCCGTTGAATGTGTTGTACATTGACCGTTCCCTCCGTTTCTATCTCTATTTTAGAATTTTACAGTTTGTATTGCCACGAGCATATCACGCAAGTTTTATACCGATTGTATAAAAGAAATATAAAAAAAATATAAAAAAGGTATTGACTTTTTGGCTGTGATGGTGTAGAATTGTAAATGTAAGGGGGAGAGACAAAGACCCCCAACGAAAGGAGAAAATAAAATGAAGGTAATGGTTAAAGACTGGTTTTTCAATAAAATGCAGGACGAAGCTTGCGGAGTACATTTGGTTCACACCGCTGTGCAGGTGATTGATGAAACAGCCAAGGCTTACAAGCTGGAAATGATCGCTACAACTTATGACGGCGAGTTTGAAACCACCAAGGCTATGTGGTGCCCTAAGTCTTGCACGATGACCGAAGAAGAGTACAAGGCAGATGAGCAGGCACAGGTTGACCGCTTCCAGGCTGGCTGCGAAGCTTATGAAAAACTACTTGCATTTGCCAAGGACAACGGCGTTAAGGGCGTTCGCAAAGGTATGCGCAAGGCAACGATCCTTGCCAAGGTCGAGGCTGCTGGTTTGCAGTATATTGCATAATAAGAAAGGAGAAAAAAATATGAGAGAACGCCGTTTCTTAATGTGGGACAAATTTATGAAAGAAGCGAATGGACGCGGCTGGTTGATGTTTATAAGCAAATTACACATCGAAGATCTTTTTGTATTGATTTGCGGCTTGAATAATAAAGAAAACGGATTTGACAGCAATGCAGTCATACAAGTCGCCAAGGCGGTCGAGGAACTTGGAGGCACAAGTGAGAATCGCGTTTCAATTGCAGAAGCTATTGTAAACAAATGCTGCGAGACATTGTTGCTGAACGACGGAGACGACAGCGGACGCTGGGACGGAAGATGAGCCAACGCCGGGAGTGAATAAAGCCCGGCAGGAAAGGAGAACAGAAAATGAACAGGTGTACAATTTGCGGTAGGACTTTCGACGGCTGGGAGATCAGCGGCGGCGTATGCGATGGCTGCGCCGAAGCTATGGACGATGACAAGACTGTTTGTCCGATTTGCGGTAAAGAACACTACCAGGAGGATATGCCGCACGGCGTTTGCTCTGACTGCTTGAGCGAGACGGCTTGGCAGTTTGACACTGTCAAGGAGATCGTCGGAAATGAAAAAGAGAGCGTTCAGCTGTCTGCGTTGGTTGTTTCAATGCTGGATCCGAACGAAATCGAGGAAATCTGCGAGAGAGAAATCCGAAAGGCTGTTGAAGCCGGAGAGGTTGACCTTTCGCCGGTTATAGAAGCGGACGAGGACTGGTTCTGCGAACGCTTCATTGAACACGACAGAAAGGAGGGTGAGAGATGAGCGACACGACGATTAGGGACAACTTGCTGTTGGTCAAGATGACCGACGACGAGAAAGAGCAAATCCGGCAGGCGGCTAAGCTGCTGGGGCTGACGATGTCAGCTTATGTTCGCATGGTTCTGCTTGCGGCAGCGGGCAAAGAGAAAGGAGAATAAAAAAATGGCAATCATCGTAATGATTTACGGCCAGAGCGGCACAGGCAAATCCACCAGTTTGCGCAACTTCGCCACGGACGATGTGGCAATCGTGAATGTGAGCGGGAAGCCGCTGCCATTCAAAAACAAATTGAAAACATACAACAGCGACAACTACGCCAAGATTGAGAAAGCAATTGCAGCAGCGCCGCAGCAGTCGGTTGTGATCGACGACGCCACCTACTTGATGGTCAATGAATTTATGCGCAACGCAAAGGTGACAGGCTATCAAAAATTCACCGATATGGCGCTTTCGTTCAATCATCTGGTTGAATTTGCTGCCAAGCTGCCAGACGACAAAATTGTCTACTTCCTTGGGCACAGCGACCAAATGGACGATGGCCGGGAACATTTTAAGACAATCGGGAAAATGCTGGACAATTATGTGACGCTTGAAGGGCGTTTCACCATCGTTCTAAAGACCGTGGTACAGGACGGAAGGTACTGCTTCCAAACGCACAACAACGGACAGGACACGGTAAAGAGCCCGCTTGGGATGTTCGACCAAGACCTGATCGACAATGACTTGAAAGCTGTTGACAGCGTTATCCGTGAGTATTACGATTTGGGCGGTGCTTCCGATGAAGAGCAGTGAAACGCTGAACGGCGTTAAATCGTTCATTGACGGAACAGCCACAGTCGTGGTACACTTTCCAGTAGACTGGCAAGGTCGCAGCTTTGTGTGCTGTGCGCAGTGTCCGTACCTGTCAAGCAGCAAGCGATATTGCCAGTTAAATCAGAGTCCGGTACAGTTCCCGGATCATTACATCGGGTATGAATGCCCGCTTAAATTTGAAGAACAAAAGGAGTTTGAAAAATGAAAAAGTTTGATTTTGAAGCAAAAAAAACAGGTATGGCGTCCGACCCGCTGCCCGCTGGTGGGTATGTGGCGAAAATTGTAAACGCTCTTATCAAAACATACGATTGGGGCGAGGTGCTTGTTATTTCGTTTGACATTGACGAGGGCGAGTATAAATACTTTTTCCGCCAGCAGTTCAAAAACTCACCTTTCGAGGACAAGAAGTGGAAGGGCAACATCCGCGTGACGGTTCCGGACAAATCCAATCAGTGGTACGAAAGCCAGCTGAAGCGGTTCGGCAATTTGATTGCCTGCTTGGAGGAGAGCAATAACGGCTACCATTGGGATTGGGATGAGACGGCACTCAAAGGCAAGCGCGTTGGTGTTCTGTTCCGCGAGCGCGAGTGGGAGTACAACGGCAACACCGGCTGGACAACCGAGGCGTGCTCCATTCTGTCAGTGCAGGATATCCAGGACGGAAAATTCAAGACGCCAAAGGCCAAGCCGTTGCCTGCAAGTCAAAAACCAGCTGCCGTTGACAGCAACACCGATTTTGAAGTCATCGACGACGGAGACGATGACGACCTGCCGTTCTAATGCGGCAGGCTGAAATTGAGGCGGTGCTGGACACAATGCAAATCGTTGTTGACACGAGAGAGCGCAGGACAGCGGAAGCCGTCAAGAGGTGGGAAGCGTTCGGCGTTCCTTACCGCCAAGACAAGTTGGACTTCGGCGACTACGGCGCGGAATTCGACCTACCCGGATTTGGCAAGTGGATTTGCCCCGCAGTGGTAGAACGCAAAATGTCATTGACAGAAATTTGCGGAAACTTCTTTCAGCACCGAGACCGATTTGTTCGTGAGTTTGAGCGAGCAACGGCGGCAGGGTTCAAAGTTTACTTGCTGATCGAGGGAGAAAGTTGGGAAGCGGCATACGCTGGCCGTTACCGATCGAAGGTTCTGCCGCAGTGCCTGGTGGCCAGCTTGACGGCTTGGATGGCTCGGTATAACTGTGTCGTTCTTTTTTGCACCGCCAGGACGGCACCCAAATTGATTAAAGAGGTTCTATACAGAGAAGCAAAGGAAAATTTCACAAAACATTTTAAGGAGGACTAATCATGGACATTGAAAAACTCATTCATACGCTGAATGACATTAGAAAAAGAGCAAGTGCAGATAACGCCGAGGTGATCGCGTGCGCAATTGAAATCGTAAAAAAGCAAAGACCCGAGAGGACTTTGGAATTTACTGTTCCAATGTTCACGACCAACGGACACCGAGAAGAAGTGAATGTAAATTCTTGCCCCACTTGTTTTCAAACAGTCGAGCACACAGAGTTTTGCCCGCATTGTGGCCAGCGGCTGATTTGGAAAGACGCTGACGGACTCGTGACAAGATGATGAGCGAAAGGCGGTACGCCAAGGGCAGTACAGCTGCGAGAATGGGAGGGAAAAGGAATGACAAATTTTGAAAAAATCAAAAATATGAGCATTGATGAAATGGCAAAAGCTATATATGGCGGAATATCAAGTGACCCGTGCGATTATTGCATTTGCAATAAAAACCATTGTCACGGTTTTTATTGTGTTGAAGGAGATGGCCTTGATGTGATTGTCGAATGGCTTAAAAGCGAGGTGGAAAATGAATTTATCTTTTTCATTTGGTGCATTGTGCCCAAAATTTAGCACACAGCTAAAACAACAGGGGTATGAATTAAAAAACAAAGAAAAATGGGATAAGGCTGTGTTTTCGACAGTTTATTTACACATGCACGATATTTTAACAGACTCAAGATACGATGAATGTTTGAACCGAATTATAAAGAAATCAAAGGTTGATTGGCTTAAAAGCGAGGCGAGAGAATGAACATTCAACTGGACAAGCAGGCGCTAATGCCTGTGAGAGCACACGACACGGACGCAGGGCTTGACCTGCTGTCACCGGTGGACATGGTAATTCCGGAACGTGGATCGGTGACCGTTGACACCGGTGTACATATTGAGTTGCCGCCAAATACAGCAGGCTTTTTGAAGTCAAAGAGTGGACTAAATGTGAAGCACGGCATTGCCAGCGATGGCGTAATTGATGTGGGTTACACCGGCAGCATTGCGGTGAAGCTGTACAACCACAGCGGTGCGGATTATGCCGTACACCGTGGGGACAAGATCAGCCAGCTGGTGGTGGTCAAGATCGACACTCCGGAGTTGGTGCTGGTGGACAAACTGGCGGACACCGAACGCGGAGACGGAGGGTTCGGGAGCACAGGGAGGTAAAATGTGAATGAAAAAGCGTGTCAAATTGCGTGCAATGACAGAGGAGGAATTCTGCTTATCGCACCATTGCAAAGATTGTCCAAATAATATGCCTTTCAACATCGGGTGCGCGCTTGATATAATCGTTCCAATTTTGAAGAAAAAACCGTTTGAAATTCCGTACAAAGACGAAAACGGACGGTATATTTTGGTGCGCGCTGATGATTGATTACGCAGCAGAAATCAAGGAGCGGTTGGACACGGCGGAGGTGCTGGAAGCGTACGGGATTCACATTGACAGGAAGGGGCGAGCTGTCTGCCCTTTTCACGATGACAACACGCCGTCAATGCAAGTCTATTCCGGCAGTAAAGGCTACCATTGTTTTGCGTGCGGAGAAAACGGCGATATTCTGACTTTCGTGCAAAAATATTTTGGAATTTCTTTTTTGAAAGCGTGCGAGAAGTTGAACAATGATTTTGCGTTGGGCTTGCCAATCGGGCGGCGGATTTCCGTAAGAGAACAGCGGAAGATGGAGCAGGCCACCAGGGAACGCAAAGAAAAGTGCAAGGCAGAAAAAGCAATGAAGGAGCGGCTGGAGCGTGACTATTGGGCTGCGTTCGACGAGTGGGCAAGGCTGGACTACCAGCTGCGCAAATATCGACCACAGGCCGCCACAGAGCCGTTAAACCCGCTTTTCGTTGAAGCACTACAACGGATAGGCTTGGCGGACGAAAGGCTCACACAGGCCGATTTAAGGAGGCGAGGAAGTGCTTACAGATGAACAAATACAAGTCATAGCAACGCCGGAGCAGCTGCTCAACACCGATCTGCTGCTGGATTTATGTGAGGAACGGCCGGAAGACCAAGCGAGGCTTGCGGCGCTGATGGCCATTAAGGCTAAGGAATTCGGCATTCAGCATGAATTCAAAAGCGTGCTAAAGGCATTTAACAAAGCCAACGAGAGCCTTGCCAAGGAGTACAAGCGGACGAATGCCAAGCTACGCTGCGGCGTTGACTTGGATTTTGACGCAAATGGCCGGCCGATTGCTTCGATTGACAACTTTGTAAAGGTTCTCGAGGGTGACCCGCGGTTCTCCGGCATAAAATTTAATCTTCTTACATATAGCCCGGAGAAAACCGTCAACGGCGTTGCTGAAAGATGGACGGACGCAGACGACGCAGAAATGCGGCGGTATATCGAGAAGAAGTACGGGTTTCACAGCGTGCAAAAAAGCGAGGACGCAATGCGCATTGTGCTGGCTCATCACGAGTACCACCCAGTGCGTGAGATCGTGGACAATCTTGAATGGGACGGCGTGCCAAGGATTTCCTGCTTCTTAGCCAAGTGGACGAAATGCGAGGACACGCCGTACACAAGAGAAGTCAGCCGTTTGATCTTCGCCGGAGGCATTCATCGGCTGTACAATCCCGGCTGCAAATTCGACGATATGCCGGTGCTGATTGGTACCAAGCAGGGCGAGGGCAAGTCAACGCTGATTCGCTGGCTTGCTTTGGCGGACGAATACTTTACAGAAGTTAACGAATTTGACGGTCAGCGTGGCATTGAATCCATCGAGGGCGCGTGGATTTGCGAAGTATCTGAATTGCTTGCAATGACACGAACAAAGGAGCAGGAAGCCGTCAAGTCCTATCTTACCCGACTAAATGACCGCTACCGTATGCCGTTTGACAAGCGAGTGACTGACCACCCGCGGCAGTGTATCTTTATTGGCACGACCAACAAGGAGCAGTTTTTGACTGACAAGACCGGCAACCGGCGGTTCTATCCGGTGAGAGTGAAACAAAGCGGGTATGAGTTGTTTGACAATGAAAAGCAAATCAAAGCCGACATCCGCCAGTGTTGGGCGGAAGCGTTTGAACTGTACAAGGCGGGCAAGCTGCTGCCGTATGCTGACCGGTCGTTAATTGACGACATCCGCAAGCAGCAGGCAGAAGCAACGGAGGATGACTTCCGCGTCGGTATGATCGAGGACTATTTGGAGAACAAAACCGAGATTTGCGTGCTTGAACTTTGGCAGGAAGCTTTGCGGATGGGCGAATATTCAAAGCCCACCAAAAAGGAAAGCCAAGAGATTGGGCTAATACTCCAGTCAATGACCGGGTGGGTGAAACAGCCTTATCCGAAGAAATTCCCTGTGTATGGTAACCAGCGCTGGTGGGCGAATGATGACAATTCCGACCAAATCGACTTGGATGACATCATCGAACTTTAGCCTAAAGCCCGCCGTTTCAGTGGTGTTTGTAGCGTTGTAGTAGACTTTGTAGTCGGACTTTGTAGTGCGAAAATTTGGCGCAACAAAGCCGAAAAAACCACATTCTCTATATAAACACTACAAACACTACATTATTTGAGAGAATAATATAAAATAAGGAAAAAAGTAAAAATAGAAATATATTTATAGCAGACAACGTAGTTTTTGTAGTTTGTAGCGGCTCAAAAGTCTAAAATTTGGCGTGGTTAAGCCAAAAATGGGTCGCTACAAACGAACTACTACATTGTAGGCTGTTTCGCTGAAAGGAACGAGATAATGGACAAGAGTTTAGAAAAAGCCGCCGCTGACGGCAAAATCTTACCAAAAGGGCTGACAGCAGCGGACAGCGCCGAGTATATCGGTCTGTTGGCTATATATCGGCTGTTCCGTGCTGGGCTGATGGACAAGGAAACCGCCAAACGGCAGAAAGAAGCATTGCGGTACAACTGCACCAAGCTGCGGTCGGAGGCAGAGTTTTTGAGCCGTGAAGCGCTGGCGCTGGAGGAACGAATCACCGCCGCAACGGAAGCCTATACCGCTGACAAGAACATGGACACAGCAGATGAATTATATCGTGCGTTTTACCATTTGCCGCCAAAGCGTTGATTTTTGGCGGCTTTTCTGCTACAATTAGATTTAGGAGGTGCATTTTAATGAAAGTTGAAATGCGAGCGCTTGACACAATCAAGCCGTATGCAAAGAACGCTAAAAAGCACGACCAAACGCAAATTGACAATGTGGCCGAGAGCATTAGGCGGTATGGTTTCGTGCAGCCGATTGTGGTTGATCGTGACGGAGTAATCGTGATCGGTCATTGTCGAGCACTTGGAGCGAAAAAACTCGGATTGAAAGAGGTGCCTTGCGTTTGTGTTGATGACTTGACGGAAGAGCAAGTGAACGCCCTGCGGCTGGTGGATAACAAGAGCAACGAAAGCGACTGGGACTTTGACTTGCTTGCTGACGAGTTGCCTGATCTCGACCTGTCGGCATTTGATTTTGATTGGTTCCTGCCCGAAGAAAACGAGCACGACGAAAGTGTAGAACATTATACGCTTAAAGATTTATTTCTATTCCCTACATTCAGCGTATTAGATGGGAGAGCAGGCGAATGGCGAGAAAGAAAAAGACAGTGGATTGGGCTTGGAATTCAAAGCGAACTCGGGCGAGACGATAATTTGACACACAGTCCTCAAAGAACATCGTATATGAAGAGCGGATTAAAAAATGTGGCACCTGGTACAAGCATATTTGATCCAGTTCTGTGCGAAGTGGCTTATAAATGGTTCTTGCCAAACGCCGGAAGTACAGTATTAGATCCGTTTGCAGGCGGAAGCGTGCGCGGCATTGTTGCAGAGAAATTAGGTTATCGCTATACTGGTGTTGACATACGGCAAGAGCAGATAGCAGAAGATATTGCACAAGCAAATAGAATATGTCAATCTCCACCTGAGTATTTATGTGGGGACAGCAGAGAAATTAAAAAAATTGTTGGAAACAGGAAGTTTGATTTGGTGTTTAGCTGCCCGCCATACGGAGACCTTGAAGTTTACAGTGACAATCCGTGCGACATAAGTAATATGAACTATGATGATTTTGTAACTGCATACACACAAATCATCAAAAATTGCGTAGACCTTCTTGCTGAAAACCGATTTGCAATATTTGTTGTTGGAGACATAAGGGACAAACGAGGGTTTTATCGAGATTTTATAGGCGATACAAAGTCAGCGTTTAAGAATGCGGGTGCTTTTCTGTACAACGAGTTTATAAAAATTGATCCAAACGGAAATGCTGCAATGAAAGCAAAGCGCATGTTCGCCACAAGAAAAGCCGTAAAAATACACCAAAATATGCTTGTTTTTTACAAAGGTGATCCTAAAAAAATAAAGGAAAATTATGGAGAAATAGAATTCCCGGACATGTCGAATGATGATTTGGAAAGTGAAAACGATTATTAACAAAGCGAACAGTCCGTACTTAAAGCTGGGCATTGTAAAGCATATCAATCATTAGCAGAGAAAGGATGGTGCGTATGGCAAGACCAAGAAAAGAAATAGATCAAGAAGAATTTGAAAAGCTCTGCGGCTTGCAATGCACGCAGGAAGAAATTTGCGGCTGGTTTGGCGTTTGTTCCGACACGCTTGAATCGTGGTGCAAGAGAACTTACGAGATGAATTTTTCGGAAGTTTTTAGAGAAAAGCGGGGGGCTGGCAAAATATCCTTACGCCGCAACCAATTCCAACTGGCGAAAAAGAACGCAAATATGGCAATTTGGCTCGGCAAGCAGTATCTTGGTCAAAGCGACCGAGGCGAGTACACTGTTGCGGTTGATAGGCGGGAGGATGACCCGCTGACTTTGGCGTTGAAAGAAACGGCAAGAGCGATAGAACGGAGCGAGGGCGACAATGCCGGGGTTGAGTGATAAGCAGCTGCAAATATTGGCGTTCCCTTACACGCGCTTTGACGCCTTGATTGCTGACGGCGCCATCCGTTCCGGTAAGACGGTTTGGATGATGTACGCGTTCGTCGAGGACGCTATGAGGAGATATGACCGGCAGCGGTTCGGCATTTGTGGCAAGACTGTTGACAGCGCCGTAAAAAACATAGTCGTGCCATACCTTGGAATGACCGAGCCGAGGGAACGGCTGGACATACAGTGGCGGCGGAGCGACAAGCTGCTGGTAGTTCGGCGCGGCCAGGTCGAGAATTATTTTGAAATATTTGGCGGCAAGGATGAAAGCAGCTTCACGCTCATCCAAGGGCGAACGCTGGCGGGCATTCTGCTTGACGAGGTGGCACTAATGCCCCGGTCGTTTGTTGAACAGGCGCTCTCCCGCTGCTCTGTTGATGGGTCAAAGTTTTGGTTCAACTGCAACCCGGACAGTCCGCAGCATTGGTTTTACACCGAATGGGTGAGCCAACCGGAGTCGCACAATGCCTTGCGGCTGCATTTTGAACTGCGAGACAACCCGGCGCTGACGGAGCACATACTCAAACGATATGAGACGATGTACACTGGTGTGTTCTACCGGCGGTACATTCTCGGTGAGTGGTGCGTTGCCGAGGGCTTGGTTTACGATTTTGGCGAGGACAATATAACCGACGATGTTCCAACGAATGGAGAGTATTATATCTCAATCGACTACGGCACGCAAAATCCGTTCTCTGCTGGCCTGTGGTGTGTTTTAGGCTCAAAGGCAACAAGGGTTAAGGAGTTCTATTATAATGGCCGCCAAAAAGCTGTACAGAGGACAGACGAGCAGTACTGCGACGATGTGGAGAAGCTGGCCGACGGATATAAAGTCCGGAGGGTTGTTGTTGACCCGTCGGCGGCTTCATTTATCGCAGCGCTTCGGCAGCGTGGCTTTAATGTCGTCAAGGCAGACAACACAGTCCTTGACGGTATTCGCCGCGTGTCGGTTTATCTGCGTGCTGGCAATATCCAAATCCACCGCTCTTGCGTTGACAGTATCGCCGAGTTTGGGTTGTATCGCTGGGACGACAAGGCAGGGGACGACAGAGTGGTCAAGGAGAACGATCATTGCTTGACTGGTGATACCGTCGTGAATACAGTTTTCGGCCGCAAAAAAATAAAAGACCTTGTTGGAAAAATCGGGCTTGTTTGGAGTTACAACGAGAAGCGGAAAAAGAAATGTATAAGACCGTTTTTTGGTGTGAGAAGAACAAAAGAAAATCAACCGATTTTGAAAATAACGCTTGAAAGCGGTAAGGTTATCAAATGCACCGAAGATCACAAAGTTTTGACCGACAAAGGATGGGTAAAAGCAAAATATCTAACGCAGTCAAGTAAAATTGTTGACATTATGGACTAAATGCGCTACAATATTTGTAGATCAATATTCACGGAGGATGTAATTATGGTTCAATATGTTGACGACGGAGATCTCGCTTGCTTTGACGGATTGTCGTTCCGCAGAGATAAGAAAACCGGATATTTCTTGAATGCCAAAACACACAAGCGACTTCACGTTTATGTGTGGGAGTATTACAACGGCTCAGAAGTCCCAAAGGGGTATAATGTTCATCACAAGGATTTTGATAAGAACAACAACGAAATCGAAAACCTTGTGCTGATGACAGCGAAAGAACATTCTAAATTGCATGGCAGTTCGTGGAGCGAGGAAAGACGAGAGTGGGCGAGGGAAAACCTTGCAAAAAACGCGAGACCAAAAGCGTCTAAATGGCATGGCAGCGAAGAGGGCAAAAAATGGCACTCGCAACACGCAATCGAAACTTTCAAAAATATGCCTTTGAAGTCTTATCGTTGTACTTTCTGCGGAAAAGAATTTGAGACAAAGGCAACTTACGGTGAGGACAAAAACCGCTTTTGCTCAAACAAATGCAAATCTGCATATCGTAGGAAGATGGGCTTTGACAACGTGACAAAAATCTGTGAAAGGTGTGGAGGCGAATATGTCGCGAACAAGTACCAAAAAACGAAGTTCTGCCAATCTTGTAAAGGTGCTAAAAATCGAGAGTGTGCAAAATGAAGACGTGTATAATATGGAAGTTATCGGTACGCACAACTTTTCCGTTAATGGCGGATTGATCGTTCATAACTGCATGGATGATATTCGCTATTTTGTAAACACGATTTTGCGTAAGAAAATCGGCAAAAAAGAAAGCCAGCTCATTTTAGGCGTGGCTAAATAAAAACACGATGAAAGGGTGGTTACAATTTCTATTTATTTGACTTTCCAAGACCTTGAAGCGTGCGGGGCATTTGAGGGCAAACGGCAGGCGTTTGTCCTTTCGGCTATCCGCCAGCACAAGACAGGGCAGCTTTACCGGACAGCTTGCCGGGCGTGGGAGTATTATCGCGGCTTAAACCCGACGATAATGCACTATGAAAAGTTGATTTATGACTTGCGAGGCGACGCTCATGTTGATAGATGGGCGCCAAATCACAAGATTACAAGCAATTTTTTCAACTTTGCAATCACGCAGGAGAATCAGTACCTGCTCGGCAACGGCGCCATTTTTGGCGATAAGAAAACAAAGGAGAAGCTGGGCGGCGGACAGAGTGAACTGCACGGCGGTTCTTATGACTTCGATTACCAGTTGCAAAAAATAGGCAAGTCTGCTTTGATTGGTGGCGTGGCTTTCGGCTTTTGGAACCTTGACCATCTTGATGTGTTTGATGTGACGGAGTTTGTCCCGCTGTTCGATGAGGAGAGCGGAGCGCTGCGGGCTGGCATTCGCTTTTGGCAACTTGCAGACGATAAGCCACTGCGGGCAACGCTTTATGAAGTGGACGGCTACACGGAGTACCTAAGCCCGACCGGCACCAACGAAAAAATCTTGATTATTCAGCCGAAGACCGCCTACAAGATGAAGGTGCGGCATTCTATCGCTGACGGAACCGAGATTTACGACTTTGAGAACTATCCGGAATTCCCGATCATTCCGCTTTATGGAAACGACAAGAAGCAGTCGGAGTTAGTGGGGCGCCAGGGAACGCTTGACGCGTTTGACCTTATCAACAGCAATCTCGTGAACAATGTTGACGAAGGCAATATGATTTATTGGGCAATCACAAACGCCGGAGGAATGGACGACGAGGACGATCAGCGGTTCTTGGAGCACCTGCGGACAATGCACGTTGCGCACGTTGACGATGATGGAGCACAGGTCGAAGCCCACACAGTTGAAGCGCCGATTGCTGCGTCCGACGCTGCGATTGATACAATCAAGGCGCGGCTTTATGAGGACTTTATGTGTTTGAATGTTCTCGACCTTTCGGCTAACTCGAAGACTGCCACGGAAATCCGGGCGGCATATCAGCCGCTTGACAGCAAGACGGATATGTTTGAGTATTGCGTGACAAATTTTGTTGAAAAAATCTTGCAGCTGGCGGAAATTACAGACAGTGTCAGCTTTAAGCGGTCTAAGATTGTAAATCAATCCGAGGAAATGCAGATGGTTCTTTCCGCTGCCGAGTATTTGGACGACGAAACCATCACCGAGCAAGTCTGCTTCTTGCTTGGCATTGGCGACCAGGTGGATGACATAATCAAAAAGAAAAGGGACGAAGAGGGCGACCGTATCGAGGTTGACGACAACCCCGCCCTTGATGGAGCAGAACCGGCAGGGCAGCAGGCGGAGCCGGATGTAGGCCAGCAAGGCAATGAGCCGACCGGAAGCGGGCAGGATGACGACTTGGACGCCTTGACGGATGAGGAATTGCAGGCGCTGCTCGAAAAGATCACAGAGAAGATGAAAAAGAAAGGTGGAAAATAATGGGCACTGAAATTCAAGACGGCTGTGTTGTGTTCTATCAGTGGGACCAAGGCAAGTTGGTCAGCATTCCCGGCGATGGTTCCGTAGCTGATGACCCGGAAGCGTCAAAGAACTAAAAAGGAGGCGCCAGCGTTGGCAGATAAGGCTCACAAAGAAACAGATAAGTTATTGCTTTCGCTGGAGCGCCGTATTCGGCGGATATACCGGCAGACGCAGGACGAAGTGCGGCAGGCTTGGGACATCTATATGGCAGAAACCGAGCCAAAACTGGCCAGCTTGCAAGAGAAGTACGAGGCTGCCAAGGAAACCGGAGACAAGGCAGAAATCAAGCGGGCGGGTCGTGAGTTGTCGATCGCCAAGCGTGAAGCGACTGTACAGAATGACAGGTTCAAAAGCATTGCGGAACAGACAGCCGAG